GATAAGTGCATTGATATCACTTTTTGGAGTGATTTGTGAATTTCTTCAAAAAATGCTGATATATTAGAAAATGGTGAATTAGGAGGGAGAAATTATCGGATGAAGAATAAAATAATAATATATGTGATAGTACAATTTTTACTAATTTTATGTTCAATATTTGTTATTCCAAATGTTGAGGGTGTATTGAGTATTTTCATAGTGCTGATTGTTATTGTTGGAAATGTTTTAAATTTAATTTTTTTATTAAAAGCAAAAAACGCAAAGAGAGTTTTTGAGCATTATTAGCGTTTGAACCAAGTGGTAATTTTACCATTTGATTAGTTTATATAAAAAGTTAAGAAAAGGAGAAAATGAAAATGAAAAATAACCTTGAACTTATTTTATTAGTATGTAACTGGGTAGTTGTTGCAATACAGGCATTTACTATATTTTTATTAAAAATAGTATAGGTTTATTTATTATTATGTTGCTTGCATTAATAGTACAAGTACTTGGTGTTTATGATAATAGAAAGAAATAATTAATATATTGACTTACAAAATGTGTATTAAAAGAATAGTAAACAGGCGTGGAGCTAGTCTCTCTACGCCTGTTTAAATGCGTGTCTTATTTACTTACCACAACCTTACAATCCTTCTTAAAGCAAGCAATTCCATACTTGATGAAATTGCGCATGCCATCCTGCTTCAGCTTATCCACATATGATTTTTTCTCAATCTGGTTCAGTGCCTCATCGCAGGCTGCATCCATATCGCCGTTTTCGGCATATTTAAGCTCTATCACGATGCCGGTTCTGTTGTTTGGAACTTCAACGAGGATATCGCTGTAGCCTGTGCCCGATTCGGTGTTTGATTTGATGAGCCAGCTTGCCTTGTAGCCCAGCAGACCAAGCAGTATACCGTGGTAGAAATTTTCTTTTTTATCTTTGGCAACTGCGGTATCCCTTATGCTTATTGTATTCCAGAGATAATCGCCAAAAAGCTCTTCTATTTTTTCGGTATCCTTATCCACAAATGCATTGCAGAATTGTTCAAGTGTCTTTCCGTCATTTGCGGTTGTATCGCTGAACCATTCGCGGATTTTTTTGATGAAAAGATTTTTAATCTCGCGGTTTGGTATTGATAAACGTACCCTGCCATCGTCAGTCACGCCCTGCTTGGTCAGGTAACCGGTGGTAAAGAGTACACTCCATAGGTTTGCGATGCTTTTGTCGATTTCATCGTAGGTCAGCTCCTGGGATATTTCTTTCTCAATGTATTCGCCTGCTATCAGACGCTCAATCTCATCCTTGGTCTGGACATCGGCTTTGTCAATGAAGCTTCTGACCAGAGCATTTCCGCTTGAATTTGACCAGAAGTCCTGCGGCTTTGCAGTAGGATCTGCACACAGGCTCTTGCAATATCTTATTACATCCCACGGGCAGTAGATATCGGTGTTGCCGAAATGATAGCCGTCGTACCATTCCCTTATATCTGCATAATGCTCTGAAAGATTAAAATACTTAAGTATTTCCTGAACTTCTTTATCTGTAAAGCCAAAGCACTCGTCATACATTGAATCCATGATTGAAACGACTTCAAAGTTGTTTAATCCTGTAAATATGCTTTCCTTCGATATGCGAAGACAGCCTGTCAAAATAGCAAACTGTAAGTAATCGTTGGTCTTTAGTGCCTGTCCGAACAAGCCTCGTATGAGAGAGACCATCTCATGGTAGTAGCCGTTCTGGTATGCCTTGTCGAGTGGCACATCGTATTCATCTATCAGGATGACTACCTTTTGGCCGTAATGCTTATATAAAAGCTGGGAAAGAAGCTTTAATGAAGCGGTAAATGTATCCTTGTCAAAAATAAACTTTCCCTTTTCTATATGAAGTAATCCTTTGAACTGTTCTTTTTCCAAAACTGTCAATTTATCACTTTCTGCCAAAAAGGAGAATTTGCTGATTTCATTTCCTATAATTCTGGAGAATACCTGAAATGCCTCATCATATGATAAACCCTCGACATCCTTAAGTGAAATAAATATCACAGGATATTTGCCCATATGCTCATCACAAAGAGATTTATTTTGTGAAATATATAATCCGTCAAACAGTGATTTGTCCGTGCCAATCTCGAAAAATGAGCGCAGCATGTTCATGCCAAGAGTCTTTCCAAAGCGCCTTGGACGGGTGAACAGCGTTACTTTACTCCAATTGTTTAAAGTCTGCTCGATAAGCATAGTTTTGTCTATATAATAAAATCCAGACCTTCGTATATCTTCAAAATTTTCGATTCCAACAGGCAGTTTTAATATTTCCATGTGAGCCTCCCCGGTTAAAATATGTTCGATACATTCACATATAGTATAACTGATTTTTAGAGGAATTACAATTTCTATTGACTATTTAAAACTGACCCTAAAATGAAAGTAATGTTGCCTAATACTTGAACAATATCATGGGGTTGTCTATAATGTAGTAAAAAGAAAATGGAGTTTTAATAAATGAAACGATTTACAGCAATATTACTTACAGGCATGATGATATTTACCCTCGCATCATGCGGCAAAAAAGCACAGGATACACCAACAGAGCCTGCAACAGAGACACAGGCTGCAGAGAAGGTCGAGATGCCTACGGAAACGGAAGCCGTGACAGAGGTGGTAACAGAGGCTGCAAAAGATACGCAGCAGACAGAAGCACAGCAGGAAGAACAGACTGCCGAACAGCAGGACGAGGAGCAGAACAATTCAGGTGAAAATAATTCCTCTTATCAGTATGTAGAAAGAGCATCCTATGAGAATGGAGAATCAGTGTCGCTAAATCCTTCATGGCAGTATGCAGAACATTCAGCGATAAATTCAGGCTGTGCGGTCATGTACAAGGCTACAGCAAACCGCAAAAATATAGTTGTAGGTGTCAATGCAGGACACGGTACAAGCGGAGGAACTTCGGTGAAGACTCTTTGTCACCCAGATGGTTCGGCAAAGACCACAGGTGGTACAACAGGCGCAGGTGCAACAAAAGCAGTAGCAGTTTCAGGTGGTATGTCCTTTAATGACGGTACACCGGAGAGCTCTGTCACACTCCGTATGGCGCAGATATTAAAGGACAAGCTGCTTGCGGCAGGCTATGATGTGCTTATGGTAAGAGACGGAAGCGATGTACAGCTTGACAATGTGGCACGTACTGTCATCTGTAATAATGCGGCAGACTGTCATATTGCTCTGCACTGGGATGGCGACGGACTAAGCTACGATAAGGGTTGCTTTTACATATCAGTGCCGGGAGGCATAAAGGGTATGGAGCCGGTTGCATCACACTGGCAGCAGCATGATGCACTTGGGGCAAGCCTGATAGAAGGACTGCGCGCTCATGGAGCAAAGATAAACGGTAATGGCTCAATGGCGATAGACCTGACACAGACCTCATACAGCACGGTACCATCAGTGGATGTAGAGCTTGGCAACGCATGCTCTGACCACAGCGATGCCACACTTGAAAATCTGGCAGACGGACTGGTGCAGGGAGTCGAGGGATATTTCTAGAATAAAAAAAGTTACTGTTGTTTTTTTGGTGTGTATTGGCACTAAACTAAAGTTTGCAAAAACAACTGAATAGCGGATTCAAATGAATAGGACGCATAGTGAGATAAATGCGTCCGGCATGATTTTGTCAGTATAGAAGTGTTATATAGAAGTGGTACAATGGATAAAGAAAGGGAATATTATGACAGACAACAAATCCGGGGAGATACTCATAATAGAGGATGACAAGGACATTAATGATCTGCTTGCGACAGCGCTTTCAAAAGCCGGATATAGGACAAGACAGGCATGGTCAGGCACAGAGGGAGAGCTTTTGCTTAAGCTGGACAGGGAAGCTTATGCGCTTGTGCTATTGGATCTGATGCTTCCGGGGCTTTCAGGGGAGGAGCTTCTGGCACGGATACGGCAGATGGATGCGTCACTTCCGGTGATAATACTTACGGCAAAGGATGAGCTGGATGAGAAAATCAATCTGCTCGTGGCAGGCGCTGATGATTATATCACAAAGCCGTTTGAGATAAAGGAGGTCGTTGCCAGAGTGGCTGTGCAGCTGTGTCATGCGGTGGCAGATGTGCCTTCAAAGTCGGGCCAGGCAGGGGAAAACCAGACAAAAGCAGAAAATGAGACCGGGCAGGGAGATACTGCAAATACATACATAGCGGGACCCGTTAAAATAGAGCACAGACAGCTTGTGCTCGATCGGATTTCAAGACAGCTTTATGTAGCTGATGATGCTGTTGACGGCATCACAAAGCAGGAGTTTGCCATACTCGAGCTTCTCATGGCGCATCCCAGACAGGTGTTTGCCAAGGAGGACATATTTGAATATGCCTGGGATGAGCCGTATATTGGCGAGACAAAGACTCTTGATGTGCACATCAGCAATATCAGAAAGAAGATAAAAAAGCTGACCGATGACGAGTACATAGAGACAGTGTGGGGCATCGGTTACAAAATGAAAGAGTAAAGGTAAACAAGCTTTACTCTTTTTTTACTTTTTGTTAGCGATGTATTAGGATTTTACATTTATATTATGATTAAAGGGTTGCTAAGGAATAAAAGAAAAGGAGATTTGATTGTGAGTGAAATATTATTGCAGACAAAGGCACTGACCAAGCAGTATGGACACCAGAAAGCGGTTGACAATGTGGATATCCACATCAAAAAGGGTGCAATCTATGGATTTATCGGCAGAAATGTTCCGAGATACATACTGAAAGCATGATCCACTACTTAGAGGATTATATGTACTGTACTAGAAAGCTAGGGCTTTATGTGCAGTTAGTAGCATAAATTATATAGGGGTTATCTAAATATATTTACCTCCTGTGATTAAGTTATATAAAGACTAAATCACAGGAGGTTTATTTTTATGATAACAGTAGAAAAACTGGAAAAAGGTACTTATTTTGATGATGCTTTTAAAATCTCATTTAGATACGATCCCACTACTGTAGCTAAGGTAAAAGAGCTGGCAGAGCGGAGATATTTAGCAGAGGATAGAGCGTGGGAGATCCCAGCACATGAGCTACCAGCTCTCATAGAGAAAGTAGGGCTTAGCAATATTAAAAGTGAGGAGGCTGTAGTACAAGCTCTCAATACTAAGGAAATCGAGGATAAAAGGGAGGCTACACAGGAGAGGTTAAAGGGTATTAAGCCTGTAAGAGATTTTGATTTTAAGACAGCTCCCCTCCCTCATCAGATCGAGGCTTTTAATTATGGAATGGAGAAAAACTCTTTACTTATCGGAGATGAGCAGGGCTTAGGCAAGACAAAGGAGAGTATTGATATTTGTGTAGCCAGAAAGAAAGAGCTCATTAAAACTCTTATTGTATGCGGAGTAAACTCTGTAAAATATAACTGGGAGAAAGAGATCCAGATCCACTCTAACGAGGGCTGTGTAATGGTAGACGGTAAGACAATGGATGTTAGAGTACAACAGCTAAATGACTGGTACAGAGGCTCCTCTTATTTTGGGGTTATCAATATTGAGAGCCTCAGAAATGAGAAAATACAGGATGCTCTCTATCTGGGGATTAAGGATGGATATATAGGGGCTATTATTGTGGATGAGATCCACAAGGCTAAAAACGGAGGCTCTCAACAGGGAAAAGCTCTTAGATTTTTGAAAGCTCCAGTTAAGATAGGATTATCTGGTACTCCGATGAATAAAGCGGAGGATCTGTGGAATATCCTTACATGGCTGGGAGTAGAGAGGAGATCCTTTTATAGTTTTAGAAATGCCTATTGTACTATGGGAGGTTTCGGAGGCTATAAAGTAATCGGATATAAAAACTTAGATAGTCTCAATGCTGAGTTAAATACTGTAATGCTTAGAAGAAAGAAAGAGGAGGTACTAGATCTCCCTCCTAAGCTGTACAGTACTGAGTATGTAGAACTTACCACAGCTCAGAAAAAACAGTACAGGGATATTAAAAATGGCATTGTAGCGGATATGGAGAATATCTTAGCCTCTGTTAATCCTCTTAACTGTACTCTCCGCCTCAGACAGCTTACCAGCGGTAATCCTAACTTAACAGATGATAGCCCTAAGCTGGATCGTATTAAGGAGATGCTGGAGGAGGAGATTATCCCTAACGGTCACAAGGCTATCATATTTTCTCAGTGGAGCACGATAGCTAAGGATCTGGGGATAGAGCTTAGTGAATATGATCCGATTGTAATTACAGGAGAGGTACCTCCAGAGCAGAGGCAGAGATTAGTAGACAATTTCCAGACTAACCCACACTGTAAAGTAGCTATACAGCTTTAAGACCGAGTAAAAAAATTTTATCCGATGAAGATCCTACGAGTAAAAAAACTTTACCCGATACGAGTAAAAATTTTTTACTCAATAAAGATAGTAAAGATAATATAGAAAAATCCATCTCTAAAGAGATGGAGGGCAAAGCCCCTAAAAAGAAATCTTACAGTACTATCTTAGAGGATCCTGTTAATAAGTTTGTGAAAGAGGCTCTTAGTAAATTTATCCAGTATTGTAGGGGTAAAAACTATACTCCTAAAGTAACTACGGTAGAAAAGTTTGCTAGTACTCTTAGAAATAATGCTGGAGAGGATCCTGTAGTGGCTCTGGCTATTGTGGATCAGAGTATAGATAAGGGATGGAAAGATCTCTATCCACTTAAGAACTATGGTAGACAGGGAAAGCCTACAGCGATTAGTAAAAAATTCAGTGGTAATACCCTTAAAGATGCTGAGGGTAAAGATATTGTGTTTAAGTAATCTGGAGGAGGGTGTAAAAGCTCTCCTCTAAATTTTTACCTCTTTTGTGATTAGGATTACTCAAAAGGAGGTAAAAGCGGATGAAATGCTATGCAAGTGATTATTGCCAGAAAGATAAAAGCTCCTGTAGTGATGTATGCGGAGGCTATAGAGTACTTAGAGCTTTATACAATTTAAGCAGGATCCCAGAGAGATACCGTTATACTATCGCTCTTAAGCCAGAGAATGGAGAGGATCTGGAGGCGTTTACAAAGCTGGATAATTATAAAAATGATGTGCTCAGTATGGTAGATGAGGGCAGAGGTTTATATATCTGGGGAAAGAGTACAGGGAATGGTAAAACCTCATGGGCTTGTAAGATTATGAGTTACTTTTTCAGAAAGATAGCTTTTAATACAGGGCTGGAAAATGAGGGGCTATATATTTTTCTCCCCACTTTCTTAGAAGATCTCAGAGATAACTATGATAACAAAGATCCAGAGTTTGATGAGATACTCAGAATGATAAAAACCTGTAGGCTCCTTATCATAGACGATATAGGAGCAGAGAGGGTAACAGATTGGGTAAGGGAGAGGATGGTAAGTATTATAAATACCAGAGTATCTAATAACCTCACTACGATCTATACCAGTAACCTCTCTCCAGAGGAGCTTAGGGGCGAGTTAGGGGATCGGATAGCCAGTAGAGTATTAGGATCCTCACAGGTAGTAGAAATTACAAGCGGAGATAGGAGGGGGATTATAAATGGCTAATATGATTGAGCAGAGCTTACTCTGTAAGGTATTAGATGCTCCAGATCTGGAGATCCTCCGCTCTAACGGAGTAGTAGAGGAGATGTTTCTTACCTGTAAGGATGAGATCCATTTTATCGTAGAGCATTACAACAGCTATAAGCAGATGCCAGATAAACTAACCTTTTTAGGCAGGTTCAAAGATTTTCAAATGTTGGAGGTAACGGAGAGCACAGATTACTTAGTATATAAGCTCAAAGAGGCTTACACATATACTAAGCTGGTGCCTCTGATTGAGGATACAGCAAAGGTAGTAAAAGAGGATAGTATTAAGGCTATTCAGTACCTCAAAGAGGAGATAGAAAAGCTGGAGAAATCCGTACCAGTGAGCAGGAATAAAGATGGCTATGATATTATCTCTAACGCTGGAGATCGCCTTACAGAGTATAAAAAGCGTTGTGAGGTAAAGGGGCTTATAGGTATTCCTACAGGTATCCCTAAGCTGGATGAGATTACTAATGGCTGGCTCTGGGGAGAGGATCTGGTAGTACTCACAGGGCGTACTAATGTAGGTAAAACATGGATCGGAGAGTACTTTGCTACTATGGCGTGGAATATGGGTTATAAGATCCTTATGTACTCTGGAGAGATGAGTACCGCTATGGTTGGTTTTCGTTTCGATACTCTCAATAAGCACTTTAGTAACATGGGGCTCCTTAATGGATCTGGTACTCTGGGAAAGAAACCAGATACAGACGGAGCAAAGTACTTACAGGAGGATTATGAGAAGTACATAACACAGCTCCAGCAAAAGAGCGGATTTATCGTAGTTACTCCAGATGATTTTGAGGGGCGTAAGCCTAATGTGGATGAGATCAAGAGCTTAGCTATTAAGCATGGGGCGGATATGATCGTAATAGATCAGCTCTCTCTTATGAGTGATAGGGCTAATGCGGAGTTATGCTTATTAGGTGTAAGAGGAAAGCCTAAGAGAATGGATGCAGGAGTACACAGTGTAATTATGAGCCATATAGAGGAGCACAGTAAGAAACCAGCGGAAACGAGAGATAGGATTGTAAAGTTAATGGCAGGGGGGGGCTACCTAAAATAGAGCTCTTTGCAAGACAGAGTATAGATGGCTGGGATTGTTGGGGAAATGAGGTATAAGAATTGTAGGAGGTGTAAAAAGCCTCCTATTTTTTATCTAAATTTACTTACCGTTTGTGATTAGGTTACTTATCAATTAAAACAGGAGGATCAAGGATGGTAAGACAGGTTAAAAGAAAATGGAGAAGATTTTACAGAACTCATAGAGAGGGCTGTGAGTTGGTAGGAGATTTTATTGGAGCTGTAAGTATTTTTGTATTTTTATTTGAGCTCTATATCATCGGAGTTATGTTAGGAGGTCACTAATGGGAAATATAATTTTAGGGCTTTTGTTAGTTGGCTACATAGTGGTTACTGTCGTAAATCTGGTAATTGAGGTAAAGAGAGATAAAGAAACTAGACCTCTAAGGAT